CCCCAGTACTACTTCACACCTTACGGCTACAACCACAACCAGGCGACCGCCAACGTCGCAATCATCGCATACTGCCTGGACACGTCAAAGCTTCAGCCGACTGGTACGCTGAACTTTTCACGCATCGATACCTACCGCATCGTCGCACCGGCCGGTGTCTCACTGAGCACCCTGGCTGGCGGCAGCGGTCGCTACTTCTACGCCGTCAACTACAACGTCCTGCGCATTAAAGACGGAATGGGGGGCATGCTGTACTCCAACTAGATAAAGAAAACCACCCATAACCGGAATATTTTATTTCTTTGTATAAAGAATACCAACTATAACTAAAACATGGACTTGAAAAAATGCTCGAATTGTTCGAGAGCTCCCCAGTCCATTGCCAATTTCATAAACGAAGTTGGCAAAGAGACTAAGACGTGTTTAAAGTGTCGTTTGAAAGGCAAAAAGGGTGATTCGAAACCAGAACGTAGAAATCGACATGACAAGTGTGAACAATGCACAAAATCTCCTGTATTCAATCTTCCTGGTTTAAAAAATGGTCGTTTCTGTACCGACCACAAGGAAGATGGTATGGTTAACATAATGAGTCAAAAATGTAAACATGAATCGTGTCAAACACAGCCGTGTTACAATTTCTTAGGTGTACTTTATGCTGATTATTGTGCAAAACACAAACTCGAAGGTATGGTAAACGTTCGTGAGAGACCATGTGAGTTTCCAGAATGTCTGAAGAAACCGAATTATAACTCACCTGGAGAAACACGGGGTCGTTTTTGCAAAACACACCGAGAAGAACATATGGTGAATGTTCTCAGTAATCACTGTCAACACGAAGGATGTACTTTACGGGCATCTTATAATGACGTAGGGTCGAAGAAAGGAACTTACTGTAATTTTCACAAGAAAGAAGGTATGATTAATATAGTGAGCAAACGTTGTGAGTATGAAAATTGTTCTAAAATTCCAGTGTACAACTCACCCGAAATCAGAACAGGTCGTTTTTGTCGCGAACACAAACAGACTGGTATGATTGATGTACTCAATAAACGCTGCAAGACTCCTATGTGTGATGTTATGCTTGTTAATGGAAAAACTTACTGCTCACGTTGTTTTGCATATATGTTCCCTGACCAGCCGTCTCATTACAAGACTCGTGAAAATTCAGTTGGTATGTTTCTTCGGAATGCATTTCCTGACATTACACTTACTCAAGACAAACGAGTCGAGTGTCACTTGTATCGTCCTGACTTTGTGATTGATATGGGAAGTCACACAATCGTTGTCGAAATAGACGAGAACCAACACAAGTCGTATGATACGTCATGTAATAACAGACGACTTATGAGTATTTTTGAAGGTTTAGGATCTAGACCGATGGTTATGATTCGATTCAACCCAGATGGGTACGATAACGTTCCGAGCTGCTGGACACGAGATCATACCATCGCCGACGAAGAAGACTGGAACGAACGCCTTGAAACTCTCAGGGAACGTATCGTCTACTGGATGGACAATGAGCCCGAACGCGATTTATCATTCGAACATTACTTTTTCTGAGGAGGCTTGACAAATTTATGCAGGATGAAAAAAACAACAGCCGCGATGAATGCGGTGGCGAGCATGCCCGTCGCTGACAGGTCACCCGCGTCGCTCATAAATTTAGGAATCAGATCCGCCAATTTGTTCTGAACCGGCTTGGAGAATGCACCGACTGCGGCAATGCCCGCGATCGCCGCGTTCAACTGCTCATCAGTCAGACCAAATGGGTTCTTTGAAGAGGAGGAGGAAACCGGTCCTGCGGACGCATTGTCCAGACTCAGCGCAACCACTCTGTTGTTCTGTGGGTTCTTGTACGGACCACCACCGCCCATGTCGAAATCAGCGCTCGGTACGATATCAGAAATTGGCGTCGAGAAATCCATTTCTATTTGAGGAGGTTTTATTTCGGCTTTAAACAACTCGGGTGCTTCGACCCCACGCGTCTGGTACTTTGGCTGAAGTTCATCCGGAAGACCGAAAGAACTCTGATGCTGGACCGGCGGCTGGTCCTGAGACGGTGGCTGCTGCGGCGCAGTGTCCACCTGGGGGATATACTGCAGAATGTCGCTCGATCCGTTGAAATCGAGATTCTCGATAATCATCTAATGCTGGGTGTGAAATGTTTTGTCGTTGAGAAACGCGTTAGTAGTGTCCGAGCGTTGTTTCACATCCAGCATTACCGACGAGTCGAGGAAACGCTATATACCCCTCTATGTCACCGGACTTGATATGATTATAAATCTTCAAATCAATCGGTGCTGATATATTCTCAAGATGTTTATGAATACGATTTCCCCTGATGATGTACCCCCATGATCCCGACAAAAATTCTGTCTGATGAACGTTGTAAATACCCGGAGATACTTTGTCACCTACCGTGTCACTTCCGTTTGCAATTGTGACGATATCAAAATCTGGAAAGTCTCGAATCAACTTTAAAATCTTTTCGTGTGTGTCAGGATACACTTCAAAGTCGTCTTCAAAAATAACACCGTACTCGACGTTATCCCGAGAATAGTTTTGGATCAAATCTCTGTGGCTTAGATAACACCCAACTTCATTCTTGTTGAATATTCGGTCGCTTGTTTGTCTGATACGATTGAAAGTTCTGTCGTCTATACTGGATCCTTTTACGGCATCAAATACATGTATAGGTTGTCCAAGACGTTGCTGCATCACTTCTATGTTCTTTCTTCGTTCTTCGTTGCCTTTAAGATGGATGACATAATACTTTATATACTCCTTTGGACGAACCAACCACCAAAGAATAAAAAAAACCAAGATGCTCAGAAGCACGGTGAGCTTCATCTATTTGTACTAAATCTTTTTAACAGTGACACCTGGACGCCGGGCGCTGCCTGCAGGTGTTCCAGACGTTATCAGGGGGGCTGCGACGTGCTTCGGGTTGTAGTTCTTCTGATGGTACTGCCACATAGCCTCTGACCCGATCCGGAACCCCTTGCGGATCGGCGCCTTGTAATAGTAGACGCAATCCTCGATCCGGTTGGATTTGCTGGTATTGTCGAGGACGAGACACTCGTAGTTTTCTGTACAGGCGTTCATCACCTGACAAAACATGTCGAACGTCGGAAACACACCGAAAAACGCCTTGTACAGGCGCTCGCGATTCTGAATCACATTCTCACGGAGCACAAATACATAATCAACGTTGGCACGCAGGTCGGGAGTCAGATCCATGCAGTACTGCATCGTCAGCAAAAAGAAGATTTTCCAATGACGCCCGTTCATGAAACATTGCCTGATGCACGTGTCTTTCATGAACGCCTTGTCGTACATGCAATCGTCCAGAAGCAAAAAGGCGCTCGACTTTCCACCGGCTGAAACGATTCGCCTCTGACGATCGAGCACCTTTTCGATGGCGTCGCGCTTGTAATCGCCGTAGATGAACAGGTCGGGGATGAACTGCTTGTAGTAGTGGTTACCGTCCTCCGTACCTGACATGACGATGCCGACTGGCAGGTGACGCTTGTGGTACATGATGTCCGTGACGAGCGTTGACTTGCCCGTGCCGCGCTTACCGATGAACACACACACCTTGTCGTCGCCAATCTTGCTCGGGTCAAACTTTTTGAGCTGCAGATTGGTCATTTCCTGATAGTGTACTGGGTTTTTTCCGAAGCTTAAAGACGCAGTCTTTTAGTAAAGTATGGAGCAAACTGCAATCGACATCTTTTTGCCTGTGCTCGAGTCCTCTGTGGTTCTCGCAGCACACTACGCCAAAGCGACCGGTCGTGATTGTGTCACGGCTCAGGACATGTGCTACGGTCTCATGTACGCTGCACGTACAATCACAGGCAAACAGGTTGGGTCCTTGTTCCCAGAGATTTACGACGAGTCTGACGAAGAAGAGGAGGAGGAAGAGGACGAAGAAGAGGAGGAACAGTGGATCCGGTACGAAGGCACGGACAACGAACATGCCGTCAAGATGAATGAGTGTGCCGATACATGGGAGGCGTGGGAACCAGAGAGTCCAGCAGAGGCTGCGTTGAAGAATGCAGTCAATAAAGCAATGGAACAGTATGTATGATCTGTTTGATGACACAGACGAGGAAGAAGACGAGCTGGTTCCCAGGGTCAAGTACTCTGTGATTCTCCAGAAGGAGGACTACGAGGATGATGATGACGAGGAGGATCCCTTGCCGTACGTCGACATCGGTCCAGGGTACTACTTTTTTGATGAATCATGATCGAAGGGGGTCTATGACCCCGTTCATTCTCAGACCAGCTGCGCGGCGAAGGGGGAGCAGAGCTCCCCCACCTGTAATCTTTTTTCTGCACATAAAGTAAAATGTCCGGCATTGTTTCCACAGCAGCAGGCACCTTTGCCCCCTCCGTCTCCGCAGGTTTCTTCTTCGCGACCGCCATCGCGTGGATGGATGTGATCCGCTGGACCATCTCTCAGCTGGTGAACGTCAGCAAGAACGGCGGCAGCTACTACCTGATGAGCGCCGTGTTCACGACGCTGCTGTCCGTCATCGTGCTCATGATCCTGGCTCGTCTCCAGGGTGTGTCGTACTACATGCAGGAGAAGAAGTAAAAAACTCCAAGGGCACCCGTGCCTGTTGATCGTCGACGAACGTGATGATTTTTCCACCTTCGGTGGAAAGTAATGTTAGTTTAACTTAATGAAAGTACTCGACTTGACGCTGTGGAATTGGCTCGCCGCCTTCACGGGGTCAGGACTCGTAGGGTACGCCCTCAAACTCAAAGGAACTCAATCGTGGGGAATCTTCCTCCTCGCTTGGATTCTCATTGGACTGTTTGCGTTTAAATTTTTCGGCATTCAGCAGCCGGCAGTCTACCTCGGTCTCCAGGGCGATTCCAAATACCCAGACCTAAAACATGGACTTGTCTCTGCTTAAATTCGTGTCTTGCTCGTCTCAAGAACTCTCTGAAATCAGAATGGTATAATGGAGTCTTCGGCTCGCGATCGTAAGCGTGATTCGGCTCGCAAGAAGAGCGAGTTTTCCGTCTACAGCCAAAAGGCGGTACGGGCAAAGGAACGTCTCCAACGGGCGAAGCCCGTTGTCGTCCAGAAGTCCAATGACAATGGGCCCTACGGGCCCATTGCCCAACAGCACGCTGTTGGGCAAAATTTGTGTGCTGCTCGGCTCAAAGACGCGACCAAGTCAAAAGAGCAACTCAAAAAATGACGACCCTCATTCGTCCCGGTCTCGTGTTCAAGGCGGAGACCATGGCTCACGTGAGTTCTTCCCACTACGGTGCAAAGTACGAAGAG